AACTACACCAGTGGAGCAATTTACACAAAAGTTAGATTATCGTTTACGAGGAAGGTCTTTTTCTTTAAGAATAGATTCTACATCACTTGGAACAAAATATAAATTAGGAACGCCAAGAGTTGATGTCAGGGAGGATGGTAGACGCTAATGCTTATAACCAGTATTCCTCAATATATTCAAGGTATTACAAATGCAAAGGTAGATTTAACCACAACAAATCTTACAACTTTGTTTACAGTTCCAAGTGATGCCGATTTTAATGCAGCAATAGTAAATTCTATTCTAGTATCAGAAGATAGTGGCAATGCAGATACAATAACAGTTACACTTGTAAGTGGCAGCGATACGTTTAGTTTATTTAAAGTCAAAGCCGTGGGAGCTAACACAACTGTAGAATTACTTACAAAAGATTTAATATTGCAAAGTGGAGAGATATTAAAAGTGCAGGCCGCAACTGCAAACAGATTACATGTTGTAGCCAGTATTCAAGAGTTATCAAAGACAAGAGTAACAACGAGTGCAATATCAAGAATTTAAAAGGTATATAGACGAATTTGTTAAAATAAGATAAGGTAACAATATGAGTTTAGGTAAGTTAATAAAAAGTTTAGCACCAATTGCCATAAGTGCTTTTGCTGGGCCAGCAATAGGACAAGGTATAGGTCAATTATTTGGTACACAAACAGCACTAAATCCATTTATAACAAGAGCATTAACTGGTGCTGCTACATCAAAATTATTAGGTGGTAAAAACAAAGACGCAGTTAGAGATGCTCTTTTGGCAGGTGTCGGTGGTATGGCAATAGATAATTTTACTGGTCAACAGACGCCAGTAGACAGAACTAATGTTCGCACACCTACCTCTGGAGAAAAGTTACCTTTTGCGATGACAAGAAGCGAACAAGTTGTTGATTCTGGAGCATCAGGAATAAAAAAAGCACCAATAGAAAATGTAAGTAAACAAATACAAGGAGTTGCACCCAAGACATTTAGCGGTGAATTATTGCAAGCTGCTGGTGTAAGTGACGATAATTTATTAGCTAGATTGTTAAATACTAGAGTTGGTGAGGGCTTAACTGCTGGTTTAATAGCACAATTACTAGCTGGTGATGATGACGAAGAACAAGCTCGTGAGTTTGAGCAAAGACCTTTTGGATTTGGTGGCCCTGGTGGTCAGCTTGGAGGCATAAGATTTGCAGCAGATGGCGGTCCTATGAGTTTTCCAAGGCGTAATGGTGGTATAGACCCATCTGAGGGCTCTGGCACGAAAGACGATGTTCCAGCAATGTTGATGGCTGGTGAATTTGTTTTGACTAAAGATGCAGTAAAAGGTCTAGGTGATGGAAACCAAAGAAAGGGCATACAAAGAGCCTATGATATGATGGATAAACTAGAGGCGAGGGCGTAATGGCAAACGGCACAGTTACATACGAAAATATACAGAGATTACCACCTTTTCTTGAGGGATTGCAAAAAAGATTATTGCAAACTGGATTTGGTGTATTTGATGGTGAAGATCAAACAACGCCAGGTTTATTAGATAAGCCATTAGGTCTACCAGGATTTCAAGTAGCTGGTGCAGATCCATTAACAACAAGAGCAGCAGAGCTGGGCGAACAAATGGTTGGCACTGCGAGGCCTTTTCTTGAGGGTGCTAGAGATCAAGCTTTAGCTGGACAACAAGCTTTAACTAGTGGCCTTGGCTTTTTACAACCAGAAAGTATAAGTAGATTTCAAGATCCATTTCAACAACAAGTTATCGATGTTGCTATGGGTGAACTTGATCGTCAAGCAGCCATGCGTAGAGCTGGTGAAGACGCTCAAGCAATTAGAGCTGGTGCTTTTGGTGGCTCAAGACAAGGTGTGCAAAGATCTGAGACAGAAAGGGGTCTGCAACAAGTAAAAGCAGACACATTATCAAAGCTTTTATCCAGTGGCTTTGGACAAGCTTTAAAAGCTTCACAAGAAGCTGGAAGATTATCAGGTGGCCTTGGGCAGGCATTTGGTACTTTAGCAGGAACTACAAGTGATGTAGGGCGTTTGCAACAAGCATTAGGACAAGCAGATATATCACAACTTACACAATTAGGTGCGTTAAGACAAAGACAACAACAAGCAGAATTAGATGCACAAAGAGCTAATCTAATGCAACAAGCACAAGAACCTTTTACTAGATTGCAAATAGGTCAAAATTTGTTACAGGGGATGCCTAGTGCAAGCATTCCTTCAACATTTACACAAGCTACACAACCCGCTGCTAATCCATTTTTACAAGGGATAGGTGCTTATACTACATTATCACAAATAGCACCTTTTAGTGGTGGACCAACAGCAAGAAGAGCGTAAAATGGCACCAAGAAGAATAGGATTAAGTGGGGTTGAAGTTGTCTCTCCTGAATTACGACAAGCACTTGGTATTAAAAGACCAACTAACCTATTAGATCCTGCACAAACAGCACAAAGACCAGGTGGATTAGGTGCTATATTTTTTCCAGAAAGTAAAATTCAGTCTGCACAAGCAAGAGCCATGATAGGTTCAGGTATAACAGGTGAAGGTGTTTCACCTGGCATACAACAAGCACTTACTGGTAGTCCTATTGGTGCTCCTTCACAAGCAGATCTAATTGATGTCCTTAATGAACGTCAAGACCCAATTAAAAGATCTGCTGAAATAGTTGATGATTTTAGAGAATTAAATGACGCTCAAGTAATTAATAACGCTTTAAAAGGTCTTGAATCTGACATAGACCCCAAAGCTCAAACTGCTCAACAAACAACAGATAAATCTACGAGTGAAACAAGTAAAGTTGTAGACACAAGTTTTGATAGTGATGTAGATGCAGACAAGCCAAGAGATGAAAATTTAACTGCAGCACAAAAAGCTACAAAAACTGCGTTAGATCAATTTATAAATGAGGCTAGACCTGGAGTAAGTCCACAAAATTATGATGATTACATTAAAGAATTTGGTGAGGCAACAGGATTAGATATATCTGGAGATCCAGATACCAAACAAGCTTTAATGTCTTTTGGTTTGGCTCTTATGCAAAACAGAGCTGGTAAAGGTTTTAATTTAAGCAACATACTTGGATCTGTTGGTGAGGCTGGTGAGGCAGCATTGCCAGAGTTTAGTAAAGCAGTAAGTGAGGCAAAAGCGATAAGAGCCAAAGCTGGTGCATTTGCCATTAGTAGAAAGAAAGAAGATCAAGCAGCAGCCATGAATAGATCTAATTATTATATTATTCCAAAAGGTACTGTCGGTGGTGTTAAAGGATTAGCACAAAATTTTGAAAAAGGTCAAAATGTCAGATTAAATAGTTTTGAGCTAAAAGCACTTGATGAAAATGAAAAGTTTAATGAACAATATGAAATAGTCCCAGACTCTGTTTATAAAAAAGCTGCCGAAGCATATTTTAAAACACCAGAATATGGAGATAAATTCTTATCTGGCAGAGAGAACTTAGCTTTGTTTAATGATGCACCAGATGATTTATCTATATCAATAGCAAGAGTTAATCAAAATTATAAAGGACCTGATATGCCAAAACTTGGGTTTTACAACGCAGCTAATTATGAAGATGATTTTAAGAAGCTAGAAAGAGTTGATAAAGACTTAGATAAAATTGCTAAAAAATTAAGTACAGCCTTTAGGATTACTGATGAAGGCAAAGTAGATTTTTTTGGTCAAATGGCAGATGGTGCTACTAGTTTAGCTAGAGCTTTTGGTATTAATCTTGGTGATAGAAAAGCAACAGACACAGCCACAGTTACATATTTATTAGAATCAATAGCAGCACAAAAAGCACCACAAATATTAGGTGAGGCAGGTAAAACTATATCAGATGCTGATAGAGAAAGAGTACAAAGAATTGTTGGTCAATTAAAAAGATTTACAGATCCAGAGACAGCTAAGTTAGCAATGAAAGAAGTTTATGAGCTTATTGTTATCGAAGGTAAAATGGATGTTCAACAGGGTTTATCTACATTGAACAGATATGCAAAAAAAGCACCTCCCAAATTTGGTGTTAGATATAATGTTAGCGTTGGAGACGATGGTATTTTTGATGTTCAAGAAGAGCCAGAATAATGGCTGTTATACAAGTTAGAGACAGTCAAGGTAAAGTTAGACAATTTAGGATAGCAGGTGACACACCGACAGTTGCTGAACAACAACGTATTGGTGAAGTACTAAATCCACAAGCAAGAATAGGCCAGATACAACAACTAGAGGATTTAGCAGGCAGAGATTCTGGTAAAGACACAGAAAATTTTGAATACAAAACTGGTGCTGATTCAGGACTAAGAGCCTTATTATCTTTTGGTGAGTCTGCCAAGGATCAAGAGGCAATACTTGAAAAACTTGTTGGTGCAGATGGTTTTACAAGAGATAAGGCTGGTAGATTGGCACTAACGCAAGAGGGTCAAAGAAAACGTGGAATGGAGCCAATAGGTAAAAACCTGGTAATAGAAGATGAAGGTTTTTCTTTTGGCGATATAGCAGACTTAACAGGATTTGTACCAGAAACTGTAGGTGCCATAGGTGGTACTATATTAGGCTTACCATTTGGTTTAATTGGTGCATCGGCTGGTGCTGGTGCTGGTGCTGCATTTGGGCAGACTATTGAAGAAGGCGTTGAAAGTTTATTGGGCGTACAAAAACAAAGTGCAGAAGAAGTAGCAAAAGATGTAGCAACTGAAGCAGCACTTGCTGCTGGTTTTGAATTTGCTGGTGGCTTAATTTTCAAAGCTGGAAGAGCAATAGTTGGTGGAGGTACCGCAATCGCAAAAAGAGTTGGCACTCCAACCGCTAAATTAGAGGGTGAAAAACTCACAAGAGCAGAAAGATTATTAGATAAAGATTACATACCAAGTGCTGATGCAATAGGTGCACCACCTATGGTAGGTTATAGACAAAAATTTTCTGAAAATGTGTTGAGAGATGATACAAGACTAAGAATAAATTTAAATGCTGCATTAAGAGACAAAGAGGATTTAATAGATAATTTAATTGGTGCTCAAGCAGATGCTGCCGCTGTTGGTTTTGGTAATTTATCCACACAACAATTTAACGCATTAAAAAAAGCACAAACAGACGCATCAAAAGCTTCAATAAAAGCAATAAATGAAAGTATAGATTACATTCAAAAAAATGTTGATATGGATGTTAGTATTAATGAAAGATTACTTAGTAGAGTAAATGAGGCCTTTGTTAAATTCGAGAACAAAACTGCATCTGATTTTGCAAGAGTAGATGATTTATTAAAACAAGTTGAACTCCCTGGAGGTGCGTCTGCACAAACAGCAAGAGTTGTGCCCACAGATGAAATAAAAGCCTCACTTGAAACTGTTGTAGAGGAGGCTGGTGGCATAGCAGCTACTGCAGATGCAACACAACGTGCAGTTGATGCGATAAGAAATTTGCCAGAACAAGCAAGTTTTAGACAAGTTGTATTAGCAAGAAAACAACTTAATGATGCTTTGATGTCAGAAAATGCTTTGTTTCAAAGAGTGCTAGATGATAATTTAACAAAGCTAAGAAATACTTTGGACAGAGCTGTTGATGGTGCAAATCTAACCAACTTACAGGCTTTAAAAGGTTTGTCAAAAGAAGCAAAAGAAAAGATAAAAGAAGCATCACAGCTTAGACTTGATGCCATGAACTCATATAAAGTTGGAAGAAAGGCTTTTGAGGATTTAGAACGATTTGGTTTAATAAGAAGTATTAGAGATCTTGGAGTTGATAATCCTAATGTAAAGTTTGAAATAGACACATTCTTTAATAGAGTTCTGAAGTCAGATTCACCTGAAAGACTTAAACAATTACTTACAACTGTCGGAGATCAAGCAGAACCATTAAGACAAGAATTATCAAGGTCATTTTTAGAAAATGCAATTAGAAAAACTGGCATAGCTCAAAGTGGTGAATTATCCGCAGGTAAATTTAGTGGGACTTTATTCAACAATCAAATATTAAAACTTGGTGATGATGTAGGTAAAGTTTTATTTAAGGGGCAATGGAATGAACTAAAAAATCTTGGTGAAGTAATTGCAAGATCAGGCACTGAAAAGTTAGATAAAGAAATATTAGATGAAATTATTGCTCGAGGCACTGCACAAAACAAACCACTAGTTGACTCCTTGCGAGAGCTTGCAGAGGCTAAAGAGGCTTTTGCACAGACAAAAAGCATAAGTTTAGTCAACAGAATAAATCAAGGTTTATTAGACCCAGCAGAGGCTGTGCAAATAGTTGCAACACCTGGTCGTGTGTCTTTAGCAGAAGCAAAAAAAATAAAAAAGTTTTTTGAAAAAGACCCAGAAGCTTTACAAAATCTTAAACAATTTGTAGTTGAAGACATATTATCAGCAGTTGATGGTAATGTTTTTTCCAGCACTCCGACTGCACAAGCTTTATTAAAACATATTAATAGATTTGATTCAAAAGTTTTAAAAGAGATATTAGGCGAAAATGAGTTTATCGCTCTTAAAGAATTTGGAAAAGATTTAGAATTTTTAAGTGACGTATCGAGAGAAGGAACAATTACAGCCGCTGGTTATACAGCTAATCCAATAAAAAAATATAAGGAAATAATACAAGCAAAAATATTTAATGTTATTGGTTCTAATCCTGAAGTAGCAAGAAAATATGTTCAAGCTGCTAAAGCTGGTAGAGCTGATGGTGAGGTTGTAAATAATAGAGTTGCAGATGCTGTAAATGATGCTGCAGCAAGAATTTCAAGAAAAGGACAAATAATAACTTCAGTGCCAAGGCAAGTTCTTGCACAAGCAGTTGGACCACAACCAGAAGACAGAATACAAACTGAAGGTATAACACAGACAGTTCCAACAAGTACAGGTTTAGGATCT